TTGTGGTAACACGAATGGAGCGTTAGCGTTTACTGTTGCTCCAACAGACACTGCAGTTGCAGTTGCTGTTGAACTCAAGAAAGTAATAACTTCAGAAGCAATTAGAGTTCCTGGTGTAACACCAGAACTTTTATCTACTCCGCCGTAAGTTCTTACGTATCCTTGAAATGTACTTTTTGTAGTCATCTTTTTATCCTCCTATTAATCCAATGTAGTCATTAGGCATGTCGACTATACGCGTCTACATCAGATGTTAATGTATAGTATGTTAAATATAGCTTAATTTTTTAAAAAGAGCAAGAGGTGGCTTAAGTTTCTCTCACTTTTATTCCAATTATATAACTAGTTTAGCTAGCTATAAATGCTGGATCTTCTTCTTCGCTTAAAACAAGGTTATTTTCTTGTCTAGCGGCTTCAAGATCCTGTTGAAGAATTTGTCTTTTGACTTCCTTCAACTCAACGTCTAACCACTGCATATCAGTCGTTAGTTTTCCCTGTTCAAGATAAGACTTGTTCCACTGTGATTCCAAGTCTATTTTCTTGGCCAGAAGTGATTGGGACAATGATGTCACGTTCAACCTCCTCATAGGTTATATAGAAAAAATTACTAATCTGTTTAGGACTAATCATTTTTTCTAATTGCTCTTTACTTGTTTTTCCCAGAAAGTCAAGTACTTTCTGATGTAACATTTCTGTAACAGAAATAGGTTCAGATTCCAATGTAAATTGGATTTTTATGCCTTCTAGAAATACTTTTATTAGGTAGGTTTTCATCTTCTCACGGATGTTATTATAGTGAATTATAGGGCGAGTCAAGCCCGCCCTATAATAAAAGTCTTTACGCTGATCCTGATGAACCGAATGCACCTCTAGGGTCAGAAAAGCCGAAGCTGTATCTTTCTCTAGCTTTGTATCTAACGTTACCAGTTTCAAAGTCACCTTCCATCGATGTTCTGATAGGAGATCTTTCGAAATACTTTAAGCCATTTGGTACATCTGTAATGATAAAGAATGCATCAGAGTCAGTTAAGAAATGGTTCACAACATAACCTTGTGGAATCATTCCTTTGTTTTTGATTGCATTGATATCATTGTCAGCTGTTCCAACTCTACCAGCAGAAGACATTAATCTGTCTGCAGTAAATTGTTGTTCAGAAGGGATGATTAATTTCATTCCTTGAGCAGCAATTTTTAAACCTCTTTCATCTGTGAAAGCAGCGATGTCAATTAAAGACTGCTCTAAAGATGTTTCATTTAAATCAGCTTGTGTTGCAAGCGTGTTTCTAAATGTTCCAGAGATTGTAGCGTGAGTCGTAGAGAATAAAGGAGATCCGTCACCACCTAAAAAGTTAGTGCTGAATCCATTATTCAATACGTTAGCCGCAGTTACCTGCTTTGTATTCGCCATTGATCTAGCTAATGCTTTTGTATATCTAGACGCTAGTCTGTCATACAAGTTATCCTCGATCGCTTCTTCAGTGATCGCGAATGCAAGAGCTATAGTGTTGTGCGTATATCTAGCAGTGAAAGTTTCTTGTGCCTGATCGTAGTTGACACCAGATCCTTCCGCTTTGATGGCAGCGTTGCCGAAACCTGATAACATAACTTCTTCTTCAAAAGCTCTGTCAGATGTTTCTTTAATGAAGATTTCTTCATGCTCGCTGTCATAACGTTTATATTCAAGTCCAAACAGTGCGTTTAAACCTGGTTCTAGTTCTTTAACTAGTTGTGATCTTGAGATAGCCATAGTTTATTCTCCTGTTATAGTAATTGATGACTCTTAGAAACTCTAACAATGAAATCTTCATTTGTTACAGCTTCCTCGTTACCTATGAATGGTGAAGTATTCACCACAGTCACTTGTCCATCGGCAGCAGCCGCTGAAGTAGCTAAACTAAGGTAAGCACCTGAAATACCAGTGTTGGTATTACCTGCAGCGTATACTTGATCAAAGCTAGTTCCAACTGCAGTTGTTCCTAGAGCAGTTCCTGTAGATTTAACGAGATAGAGTTGATTTGGGTCAGTTATTACATACGCCTGAATTTCACCTTGAGTGATATTCGTTTGTGAGTAAAAATTTGACCATTTTGGTTTTTTTGTAGATGGGTCTGATTCTATCAAGCAACCATTGAATACACCTAATACACTAGACAGGGCTGAAGTATCTACTACGATAACTCCACCTGTTGCATTAAGTTTAACAATGTCTCCTTGGAAAATAGACGAGCTGTAGTTGTCCGCGATCACATATTGATCTTGTCCGCCTGCAGCTGGGTTCCCACCAAGTTTGCCTAACGGTCTAAAACCGTAAGCAGCTGTTGAGTTTGCCATATTTTTTTTCTCCTTAAGTTTATTTAAACTTTGTGGTTAGGAATTACTAAATAATTAGTTCTTCTTTGAGCCACCAAAAGTTACACGAGTTTGCCTATCTTTGCTGATGGGCATACTTGGGTGCTGTTCCTTAAAAGGATCGTTTGCAATAGCTTCTTCTCGGTCTTGAGTTCTTTTTGTAAAGTACTCTTCTCGAGATTTTGCGATCTCTTCAGGTATCCTAGCCAGCAATAGGCCGCCAACTCCTATGACTCCTGCGTATTTTCCGTCTTTAACTTGTGGGTAATTAGAATCAGGATATTCATCCGCTCTAACTAGTTCCCAACCAGATCTCAATTTGCCGGAAATGTTCTTCGTATCATCGAAGCCCACACTTTCAGCTCTTATCCATCTATGTCTAAATCCGTCTGGCGCAGGTGGTGCATCCAGAGATGATGGTGGAGTCCAAACTTTAGGTCTATCATTTTTAACCCTAGTTTCGCTCGCACGGGAAGTCTTATTTTCATTGTTGTCCATATGCCTATACCTCCTTCGTGGTTAATTGTTTCGCATATTCTTCAAGTGGCACACCTAATTTTTTAGCAATTGCTACCTGTGACGGTGTGAGTCTTACAGTTTTGCGACTAGAATTCTTGCCACCTGTTCTGCTAGCCGAAGCTACAGTTTGAGTAGGTTTTGAATTATTTGTCGTTTGTACTGTATTAGTAGCAAATTTATGGGGAAATTCAAGTCTTATTCTTTTATCAATTTCTACATAATATTCATCACTTTGTGGATCATAACCTTCTTCTTCTACAAGCTTTTTATGCAAATCAAATGCAGTATAAGTCATAGCAGAATCTTGACCAAACCATGTATTCTTTTGAGCCCAACCTTGAGCTTTAGGATCTGGATTGATTGGTTGTTCTTGTTGAATAGGTTGTTCTCTTAACCTGTCAACATAATCCTGAACGGGTTTAGCATTATCAATTTTATTTTCTAATGCTTGTTTAGATTTAATTTCAGATAATCTAGCATCTTCATAACCTAATTTAGCTATTTCAGTTTGTGCTGCAATTTCTAATTTTAAATCGCCATCAGTTCTAGCTTGTGCTAATTTAGCGGCTGCTGCTTCCATGGAAGATTTAATTCTATTTTCCATTTCAGTAACATAACCTGTATCTAATTTAGTAAGTCGACCTGCTAAACTTTCTTTTTCACCTTGAATTTTACGTGCATACTCAATAGCAGCTTCACGCTGTCTTTCAGCCTCACGCATTTTTTTGGTTAATTTAGCAATTCTCTTTTTTACGCCTTCACTGTAATCTTCTAATTCTTTCTTTGAGTCTGTATTCTCTATTCCCTGGTCCTTGTTTTCTGTTTCTTGTTTGCTAGTTTGAACAACAGGCTGCTCATTTGATTGCGCAGATGTGTTATCGGACTTAGCACTGTCTTCAATAACCTCATGTGTAACCTCCTCTTGTTTAGATTCCAATTCAACATCGACACCTTCTGTTTCGCCGACATCAATCATTGGATCTTTGTTTTTATCTTCTGGCATAGTTTCCTCCTATGATTATATATGATACAATACGTCTTCCGGATTTTTAATCGTTCCGAGTACTTCATCATCGTTTAAAAGACGGACTTCGCCGCCTTCTATTGGTAGTCTTGAGCCAGCATATCTGGCGAAGATCACCCAATCCTTTTCCTTGCACCATGGACCTGTTGGATATCGTTCCTTATCATTATAAGCTAACGGACCAACTTTTAAAACATATCCACAATTTGTAGATATTCTTAATTTATCCAAAGACTCTTGTGAGAATATAATTCCACCTTTAGTTTTATCTTTAGGTGTAAATGGTAATACTAAAATCCTCCAACCAGATGGTTGTGGTAAACTGTCAATTAAAGAGTCAGTAATATTTTCTGCTCTTACAGTTTTTTTATCTTCTTCTTTATATTTTTCTTCAAGACCTAATACCGTTTTAGGTACTTCAGTCGAGTTTGATAACGTTTCCTTTTGCATCTTCTTTTAGCTCCTTGTTGTTTAGCAGGTTAGAGATTTCCTGTAATAAAAATTCGTATACACGAATTTGACCTAAGATATACTTGTAGTCTTCCATATTGTCAACGCCTCCTGATGTAACAATTGTACTTAAATTCTTCAATTGTTCCCTCATAAAACGCTGTAATTTACTAGCTACATCTATTGTATCTTCCATGTTCTTTCTCCTGTTGGTTATATTAACAGTTCCACTTACGTAGAGACTTATTAATTCTTGAATTCGGATCTCTTGCAGTTTTTGCAGAAGTTAATCTTTTTTTCATACCTTTCATTCTAGCACAGAATGATTTTCTTCTTTTAGCAGATTTAGAACCTGGTTTTAATTTTGAAGGCTTTGTAGTTACAGCTAGTGATAATTTAGATCCAGGATTAGCAGCTCTATAAGATGCAATACCTTTTCTATTTAATCCACCTTCTGGATTTTTACCTTCTTTACGTTGCCATGCAGGAGTTGATCCTTTAGCAAACATAGTTCTACCTTGTCCTCTTAATGCAATGTCACCCATATTAATACATTTTAGTTTTTTTAGTTTTAATGGTTCTACCTTGTCCTTTACCTACTAATCCACCATCTTTGTAATGTTCAACTGGATTATATGGTCTGGTTGAATCTTCTTGACGTATTGAATTTATATATTCAAATTCTCTTTCTTCTTCTCTTTTTTTATTATAATCTTCATTTAACTTCTTTTCAGCTTCTCTAAATTTTTTTTGTTCTTCCTCTGCTTTTTTAGCAGCTTTATCTAAATCTTTATAAAATTTTTTATAAACTTCACTTGGCATTATGCTAATCCTCCTCCACCCATTTTTTTTCTTGTAAATGTTGGAACATTTTTAGGTTTAGGTCCTGTATTACCAGCTGCTCTTTTTCTTGCAACAGCAGATCGTCTTTGACCTTCTGACATTGCTCTTGCTTTTGCTAATGGTACACACTTTGGATAGCCTTTTCTTTTTTCTCCTTTTGATCTTCCACATGGAGCAAAAGAACCGTCTTTGCGTTTAGAACCAATGTCTACCCATTTCTCTTGAACCCACTTACGTAAACCCATATTAAAATTTTTTAGTTATTTTTCTTTTAGTTTCTAAAATATCTCCACAAGCTTTAGCTACTCCACCTTGTTCATAACTAGAACGTTCTTTTCTTTGTTGGGATTTATTTTTACCACCTGGTGTTACTTTTCCAGAACAAACAGCTGATGCATACATATTTGCATATGCACTTGGATATACTTTAAACTTTCTTTTAGCTGCTGCTTTTCCTCTCGGACAAAGTTTAGCCATTACTTCCAACCTCTTTTTGCAATTCTAGGCATTCCTCTCATTAAACCACCTTTTGCTTTCTTAACTCTTCCACCTTTTTTATATTCTTCTTTTTCTCCATATTCTTCCATTTGATTTAGTCCTGATTTTAATTCATCAGACATTCTTTCTGCAGCACCTAATTCAGTTGGATTTAAAATTTCAGAAGCAATTCCAAGTCCCGGCACTGCTTTTAAACCTGTGGTTAAACCCTTTTTAGCTGCATATGCAGCTTTTCTCGCAGCTTTTTTAATACCTTCTGCTTTTTCCATATCAGCTGCGCTAGTCAATCCTCTATTTCTAGCCATTGCAATAAATTTTTTTCTTTTCTCACTATATTTAGATTCATCATATTCACCCACATTACTTCTAGGTTCATCTGAAGTTTTACTTTTAAGAGCTCTGGCTAACTCTTTAAACTTTTCTGTTTTTTCTTCTCCTGTCAAATCTGCTTTAGACAGTTTTGCAAAAGGATTTTTTTCTTTAGGCATATTATTTTTTCCTCTTCTTTTTAAACATTTTGCCGGATTTAGTTTCTTTATATCCTTTTGCTTCCATTGCATATTCTTTAGCTTCTTCAGCTTTAGATTCCATGCCTTCATGTTCTTCGGACATATCTACATAACCACCTTTTTTAAATCCAGGAACATTTCTTCCTTTTAAAATATCTGCTTTAGTAATTTGTCCGTCTTCATTTAAATCTGGAAAACTACCTTCTTTAAAACCTATTCTTGGTCTTATTTTATAATCGTTTCTCATTTTATCTCCTTATCCGTTTTCTTGTTCTTTACTAGTTGCCGGTCTATTCGCCATAGTGCGTGCCACCGATTCTGCACTTCTGCCCACGACATAACCTCCAAGACCTATTTGAAGAAGTGTCCAAACATCTCCTGGAAGAGTTATAGTTATAGAAGCCTTGAAAAAAAATAGTATAACGGGTCCTAATACATAATTCCATATTAAAATAAATATTAATACATACATTAAAAGGGGCCTCCACGAGCTAGCGAACCAGCCAGCTTTAGCCTCTGCCTCAATAATTTTTGCTGCAGCTTGTAACTCTTGTGTGTTAGATTGTAATAATTGAGTTTGTAGATCTGCTTTTAATTTTGCTTGTAAATCTTTATCAGGAACTGATTTTTCAATTGTGCTAAATAGAATTTTAGCTAAAGGTGCAACAGCTCCTAACATTTGAATCATGGTTTAATACCACTTAGCTGATCTTTTTTTCTCCGGAAGCATTCTTTTTTGTCCACCCACTGGCTCTATTTGTGTTTCTTGTGGATTAGAAACTTCTACATCAATTCCACCTTTTAAAGTTCCATCTGAATGTGTGAATTGTGCAAAATCTACTTGATTTCCATATGTAGATCTCTCTGATGATAAATTATTATTTACTGAACCACCCATTGCCATTTTTTTTCTAGACATTCCTGCTTCAGACAAAGCAATTGCAATTGCTTGTTTAGGATTTTTTACTTTTTCTTTTGATTGACCCATGTTAAGTTCACCTTTTTTGAACTCTCTCATTACTTTACCAATCTTTTTTTGTTTTGAATTCATTTTCATAGTTATAATATACTCCTTTTTTAGTTTTTAACAATAATTATTGTATTTTCTTGTTCATATCAGAAAACTGTTGTTTTGCAATTGAAGTTGCAGCCCTCAATTCAGCTAAATCTTCATTTTGTTGTAGTTTTTCTTGTGTATTCATCTGATTCATCATGGCTCTCATCTTATCAAGGTTAATTTTCTCTTGTCCTTCTTTAGTTTTTCTAGCATTTTCTTGAGCCTGAAGATCTAATTCACGTGATTTTAATTTAGCAATAGGATCATTATCAAATTGTGATGTAATTCTTTGCTCTTCCTTCATAAATTCATCCATCATTTCAGCAATCAATATTGCTTTTCTAGATTCAATTTGCATTTGAAGTTGTTGAACTTGCATTTGCATTTGAGGATTCTGTGCAGCCATTGGATCTTGAGATAATTGTTGTAGTTGTTGTAATTGAGTTGTGAATTCTATTTCAACTTGTTCCAAAGCCATCAAAGAAATATGTTCAAAAATATTTTTCTCTAATGCACCCATAATAACTGGATTATTTCTTGCCATGTTTGTAGACATGAAATTTAAATGAGAAGTGATATGAGCTCTATGGTCTTGTCCTCTAAATGCTTGGAACGGTTGTCCTGATAAAGAATCAATATGCTCTAATGCAGGATCTTTTGGTGCTGGTGGTTGAGGTACATTTAAAATTTTATCTATATCTCTAACTCCTAAAGCTTCATACATTTTTCTGTAAGCTTCA